TAAATTAAATGTTATTGTTGCTTTTGCCATAATTAATTAGTGCTTCCAAATCCACCTTCACCTCTTTCAGTAGAAGATAATTCTTGTACTTCCTCAAATTCAATTTGTGGATAAGGCATTATTATTAGTTGTCCAATTCTATCACCTACTTTATAAAAAGAAGTATCAGGAATGTGCTTAAATCTAAATTTAATCTCTCCTCTATACCCAGAATCAATTACTCCTACAGAATTAGTTAGTATAAGACCTGAATTACTTATAGAACTTCTAGGAAACAAAAGTCCTACATGTCCTTCTGGTATTTCAATAGCTAATCCAGTACCATATTCCAAATAACCAAACTCATCTCTATCAACTTTAGCTATACTAATAGCTGTAAGATCCACAGCAGCATCTCCAGCCTTTGCATAAGCTGGAGTTACTGCTTTAGAATCAAGTTTTTTAATTTTGACTATCATCTTACACCAAATAAATACTTAACCCAGCCAGGAATACTGCCAAGTTTAGTTTTTAAATTGTTCATTTCATGTGTTAAACCTGTAACAGTAAATCTTAAACTTCTATTATCATTAGAAAGATCTAGAATCTTTTTATCAAGACCTTTTACAATGCTTTCAGCAGCTCTAGTAGCATTTTCTAATTTAATAATTTGTGAAGTTTTGCTATCAATTTCTTTTTGATGTTCTTCAATACTCACAAACAGTACTGGGCTACCTGCATCTGTCTTAAGTTCATTAGTGACTTTTTTAGTTTGAGGTTTTCTACGACCATCTTTACGTGGATTATTATTTTCCATTTTTAGTTATTGATTTTATTGTTTGTTCAAAAGGGTTACCTTCTATATTTTGTACCAAAGATAACATTTCTTGTGCTATTTCTTTTGTTTCTTTTTGAGTATCTAGCTTTAATCTTAAATTAAATAAATGAATAAAAGCTAGTAAACTTCCCGTCCAAATAAAAGTTGTATTAAGATTTAAAGGAAGTATAGTTCTTGCTTGTTCTTTAGATACTCCAAGTTCAATTAATTTTTGATATGCTGTTTTACAATATCCAATAATACCTGCTTCTATTTCAGAAGCTGCAAATTGTTCTTCAATTAAACCCTCACTTCCTTGTTTAGAAGAGGTTGATTGTTTTCTCCATTCTTTAATAGTAGTATATGAATCACTAAAATCTACATATCTACCACTAATACTATTTGCTGACAATCCAACTTGATGTTTAAACAATTGTCTTTCTACATAAATAGGGCAAGTTATTCTAAATTGAAGTTGAGGGTGTCTAAATGGAGCAGTATGTTTATGTAAAACTAAATAATCAATAAGTTTAGAATCTTTTTCATCAAAAATTTTTTTACTCTTACCAAATGAAACTCTTGCAGCATTTACAATCATTAGATCACTTCCAAAATAATCTATTAATTCTACCATATAATTTTATATTTGTTTTTTATTTTTTTACCTACATTACCTAGTTTAAGTCTATTTAATGTAGCTAATGAAATTGGACAAATTTTAGATAATTCTTTTAAAGAATTTCCAGTCCATGTTAAACCTAATTCTAAATCAATCAAAGTATGTGAAATTGCATTAGGAGGTAATTTGTCTTTCCAAGTAGCTAATTTTTCAATTCTAGGATCATCTTTTTTAGTAAGACCTTTATTCCATCTTGGAACAGAATTTAAATTAGCACCTTTAGTTTTTCTTTCTTCCTCTGATAACTTTTTACCATACATAGGATTTTTATTTCCTAATTTTGAATTTCTAATTTTTTCTCTAGTTTCTTCAGAATGTTTATATCCTGCAGGTTTTCGTATCAAATTACATTTAATAATATTAAGTTTTAATTGTTCTTTTTTAATCAAAGACATTTTTAATTTAGATTCAATAGTATGTTTATATCCTAAAGGTCTATCTGATTTTATACAGGCATTAAATCCTATATTTCTATCATAACATTTAGTATGATCCATCCAATATTGTTCTTTAATTAATAAATTATCTTCTTCACAATTTTCTAATATTTCAAATACAAAGTTACATTCACCATATTTATTCCAAGAATTTTGTAAAAATTCATTAATATGATTATTAGAATTTAAATGTCTAACATGGACTTTCCATCTTTTAGGTATATCTTTAGAACTACCTATATAAATTTTATTATTTACAATACATGTTATTTTATATACACCTGAATTATTCATAATTGTAAATATACAGATATTTCTTCACATTACCAAATAAAATTACTTTACTTCACAACCCATAGGTCCAGAACAAGCTAGTTCTCCAGCAAGATCTGTAATATCATCCTCTTCAGTAACTAAAGATAAATCAATAGAAGTTAAATGACCTACAAGATTGTTATATTGTTCTTCTGTAATATCTTCAAAAGGAGCTTGTGAATAACTACCACCATCAAATGGTAATACAGATAGTCCATTATAATATTGTTTATTTTCCCACATCCATTCACCTACTTCTTGCCACTCATCACATTCCCAAACTTCACCCATTTCTACATGATAAGGATACATTCTATTCTTATCAATAGAGATAGTAGCAGATACATTGTGTGTATTATCACCATGAATATGTCCTGGTTTAATCCATTCTTGAGATACTTTCTTAACTCTTTCTAATGTATCTAAAGCAGATTCAGTTCTTAATACAGAACCAGCAGGTGCTTTAATAGGAATTTCTACTACTGCAGAATTAGGAATTAATAAATGGTCTTTAACTAAGCTAGGATGGTTTTGGTTAAGATACTTATAAAGGTCTTCTGATTTAGACATTTGCATTCTTCTAATATAGAAGTCATTATGCCAAGCATGAATACCTGATGCAGTACCTAATACACAGCTTGTAGTACCACTTGGCTTAACACAAGTAATTCTAGCTGCTCTATTGATACCTAAAGTTTGAGCTATTTCAATATTAGTTAATTCAGCTTCATTAGCTGCTTCTGTAAGGTCATACTTAAATACTTCCATACTAGCAATACCTGTCATACCTACACCAATAAGAGCATCCTTTTCAGTAGTCTTTTTCCAAATAGGTCTTAGGTAATGAAAGTCTGTAAATCCTGCTTGTAAAGTACCAAAGAATGCAGCAACAGCTACTCTATTGTTTAAATCCTCTTGAGATTCAACATTACTTACATTAACCTCACAAAGATTACAAAACTGATAAGGTCTTAGTGCAATCTCACAACAAGGGTTAGTACCCCAATCAGGATTATTAGTAAAGTAAATACCAGGTTCACCAGCATTACTTAACTCAATCTTTTTCCATAAGTCTAAGAAGAACTCTTTAGTTACTCTATGTCTTACTAATACTGCTGAGTTATTTGCTCTACCTCTTTGTGGGTTAGTTTCCCACCAATTACCAAACTTACAAGTTAACATTTGCTCATCATCTGCTGAAAACAAACTAATTAGAGCTGCTCTACGGATACCTCCTGCAAGTACTGAATCAGCAATATGACAAATCATATCATGAACTTCAATAGTTTGTAGTTTCTCACCATTAGCTTTTCTTTCTAATATTTGTTCAAGTTCAAATAAGCACTTCTTAAGTGGCTCAGGTCCAGGTGCTTTACCACCAGCAGTAATTAATCTTTGTCCTTTAGCTCTAATATCACTAAAATCAAATCTTGGTTTAGTGTTTCTATAACCTAAATAACTTCCAATTAAATGTTTAACTGCATCAGCCCATCCCTCAATAGAATCTCCTACTAAAAACTTTTGTTCTTTAATAGGTTTTCTAATCTCAGGTAGTTTCTCAATGTGTTTAAATTGTACAGAGTACCCAACTCCTGTTCCTCCTAATAAGAGAAACATAATCTCAGCAAATGCTCTGTAATCATCTACTGGTAAATAACAGCAATTGTAAATCCTAGCTTCATTCTTCTGAATAGCAGGACCTGCAAATTGCAAAGCTCTCATAGAAGGTAATACCTTTTTATCAAATATATACTGAGAGTTTTTCATAATATCACCTGCTAAATGAGGGTATTTGTCTACCATCATTTGCAGGTATCTCATTATAATTTCATCATAAGTTTCTCTTCTTCTTAAGCTAGGTAAGTATTTAGCATACTTATTAAAGGTCACAATTTGTGACAAAGTTTCTAATCCAATTTCCATATTTAATTTTTTAAAGGGTGCCAAAGATATAAAAAATTCCAGACTTCCTACCCCTTTATATCTGGAATTAACCTGCGATCTTAATGGTTATCTCAAGGGTACAGGTATATTTTTTTTATATACTCATTGGAATGTTTATTGGAAGTTTACCATCCAATATAACACAACAAGCCACTACTGGCTTTCTAGTGTTCTGTTTACCATATGCAAATGCATATTTTTCATGATCAATACCACAACCTACAGTAACTCCAAATATTAAATCCTTGTAACTTGCCAAGAATCTAGTATTCATTACTGTATGTAAGTGACCTATTACAGTAGATTGTCTGTTCTCTCTAGCAGCATTTATA